AATTCTATCCAATACATTATTTACCACCTGTTGGTTTATACCGTTAATACCACTTTTTGCTTCAAACTCCGTAACTGAATTTTGTTGTTCACCAATATCAATTTGTATTCGACCATTATCAAATACACAATCTTGGAATACTAAACCATCCTTACCAAATCTAGATTTCAGTATTGCGATATTAGCGTGTCCACTATCTTTTTGTGATAAACTCTTGGCAATACTCATAATAAAGTGACCAATCTGACCTTTTTTAATTGAACCACCAATTTGGTCAGCTTCAACAACTTCAGCCTTTATTGAACTTCTATTACCTTGTACAAACGTCCAACCAGCAATATTGAAATCGGAAAGCATCGTTTCAAATTCACGCATTACATTACCCTCACCTGAGTATACGTCATCAAATTTTCTAGATGGTTGAACACAATCGATGTAATCTAAAAGTAATATATCTGGTCTAAAACCTTCAGATATTTTCTTCTCAATATATTTCCTAATAGTTTTAATGGTTGTACCGTCACTTGGGAACCTTTTAAGTTTAAGACTACCATTAGATTTTTCCTCCATCTCTTTTACTTTAGCTATTACTTCCTCTCTATAGATTCCAAGGGTATTTAATTCATAGCCAGTCCAACACGAGTAGTGTTTTCTTTTAATAACTTTTGGTTGGTCTTCAAAGAAGATTTGAAGAACGTTATAACCCTCATTAAACGCACTATTAGCAATTTTAGTGGCTAATGTAGTTTTGCCAATCCCGAACGGAGCGACAACAACACCCAATTCGGTCTTAGACAACCCACCATTCATAACCTCATCCAATTTAGCTATACCAGTTGGGATTGGGTTACGGTAATCGTCAGCCAATACCTCATCTATACCGTCAAATAACGTAGTATCATCATCTTTGGCGTAACCAACATCTAAAGCTGTTCTTACAAATTCACCAGCCGAATCAAAGTTCTCAGCTTTACCAGTATCAATAAGTTTCTGTATCTTTTTAACTGCTTTACTTAACTCTTGTTGTTTACAGAATTTAATAGCTTCTTCATGAATTAGTTTAGGTGTTTTTACCGTTATATTTCTAATTGTTTCTAATCGCTCTAAAGTGAAATTACGTAAAATACTTTCATCAATCTGTTTAAGCTTAAATTCCAGTGTTGGATAATCAGGTATTGAACCATAATTATCTTTTATATTTTTAACGGCAACCATTATATTTCTTAGGTCGGCAGTTTGGAAATAATTAGGGTCAATTGCATCAATTACACTTTCACCAAATTTAGTGTCTACAATTATTTGGTTTAACAACCTATTTTGGTAGTCGACACCAAGAAAACCAAAATCATTTTTTTCATTTTTACTCATATTAAAACTTTAAATTGTTGCTTTTATAAATACCTAAAAGTGGTACACTAATTAACTTAATTTTCCGTTTTTTTTATGAGTTACTCATGTGCATTCTGATTGTTCTGATTATATCTGGTATAATTTCTTTTATGTTGATTTCATAACGAACTTTAGGTGGGAAAAAGTTTCCACTGAAAGCACTTTCACCTATTAATCTTTCCTCATTTCTTCTAGAATCGAAGAAAGTTACTTTGAACCCTATAATGTCTTCATTTTCAAAAACATTACGTCTATCAATCATTTCTTCGGTTTGTTTATAGTGTGGATTATATGTTCTCCAAAGAAAATCAATACTATTTTCTTTAAGGAATGAAGGTATAATACCCATACTACCAAAACGGTCATTATTCATACCAGTTAATTCATCCATCATTGGTTTAACTTCTTTGAAGTTATCAAAGTTAATGTCTCTAACTGAAAAAAATCTTTTACAAAGAATGTTACCGTTAATTGTTAGAGTGAATTCAAAATTCTGATGTGGTTTTCTCTCGTAATTGTGATTTGACATTTTTTTTAATTTTTAATTTTTGTTATAATCTCTATCTATTAATTTTTTAAATGGTAGGAAATAATCGGACATATAATATTCTTTAATTAAATCGTCCAGACTATCACGTTTAACCATTTTATATACATTCATAATGCTTCTATCATCACTCAAAGGTGTTTCAATGACATCATAGAAATGTTTTATCGCCTTTTCGGTCATTTTCGGTTTTTTCAAGTTAACTAATTCATCGTTTATTTCATATAGTTTTGAACCTTGAATACCATCAGTAACCGAATTTAAGATATTATCCAAAGCTTTAAGTGGCTTTTTTTTATTTAAGGTTCGGTCTTCTTGAATTTTTTGCGCATCAATTAATATTTCTTCTAATTTTACTTCTCTTTCTGTTATCTGAGGAAAATGTTTAATAAGTGTATTTTCTTTTACACCCTTTATACCCTTTATACTATCTGAGTTATCTCCAGTAATTGTTTTAATTAATGCAATATTGGTATAGTGATGTGAAAAATATTCATTATAGTTAGTTTTCGTTAGATATACTTTCTTATCGCAAAGATATATTTTTATATTGTCATTTACAAGTTGACAAATATCTCTGTCACTAGTACAGATAGTAATATCTTCGTTATCAGCTTTGTTATTACAATAGAAAGCTATATAATCATCAGCCTCAACAACATCATCTTCTATTTGACGTATTGATAAATGGTATAGATATTCCTTGACCATATACTGTTGTAGCTTTTCATCCATGTCATCTGGTTTAGTACCAGTTTCATAGTTTTTGCCACGGTCAGACTTATAGTCTTTATATATTGTATATCTTAGTTTACCACTGAATTCACCATCCCAGAAGACGTATACTCTATGATATACGTCTTCGGATAGTAATTTCTTTAGAATAGTTATGAATTGATATAGACCACCGATATGTTGACCCTCTTTATTATAGGCATCATGACTTCCATGGTAACCTCTTTTGAATAATGCATTACCATCAATCAAAAGTGTGTTTATTCTATCAATACGTTTACCTTTTTTGGGAGGTAATTTAGGCATTTACATTATTTAAATGGTTAAACATTCAATTACTAATTCGATACAGACTTAATTAAATCTTCGTCTGAAAAATTTTGTTCCTCTTTAACAATGTCAAAATCATCATAAGGAACATTCAATCTATTTAAGATAAAATCACGATGTTCTTTCTTATAATCATTGATTTTATCAGGGTTCCAATAACCATGTGGTGTTGAAGCTAATTTACCTTGTTCTTCAATACCATTAACTTGGTTCTTTTCACATCTAACTTTGGTTTCAATACCAAATTGGTACGTTTCACCACCAGATGTGGCTTTTAATTTTGATGTTGAATGTGATAATATCCCACCAAAATGCACAATCACTCTAGGTGAATAGAAAAACGCTTCACCACCCTTGTGTTTAACAACTTTATTTTCGTTATCCAACCAGATTTTTTGAACAACTGCAAAGGTGTTTGTATAAGGTTTACCTTCTTTTTTTGAAGCTGGAATTCTATAGTTAATTAGCGATTTAAATGCCGATTCCATTGCACCAGCATTCCATTGGTTATTGTTATTTTTAGATGTCGCTGAACGGAAACCATTGATTGAACCAACAGAATCCCAAAGAAAACATAGATTTCTAGGTAAATCACCAGCTTCCTGTGCGTCTAATAAGTCATGCATTAATTTGGCAACATCTTCGATTACTGGCTCAAATCTTAAAGGTTTTGTACCTTCTTTACCTGAAGAATGGTCAAAATATTGATATCTTTTTAGTAAGTCTTCACCACTGATGAAAATAAAGTCACCCTCGTAGTCATATATTTCACCTGTTGATTCATCAACTAATTCTGTAAATTGTACCCCAATGTTTTTAGCATGTTCCCAATTCCAGTTACCTTCAGTTTCAATAATAACTGGTAAGTCACCAATTTTTTGTGCCCCAGCAACAGCTTCATAAATGGCTGTTGATTTACCAGTGTTACTATAACCTCTAAATGAGGTCAGATAACCTCTGGCCAAACCTGGCATTTTTAAAGCATCATAATAAGCTTGTGACATCGGTATCCAAGTCAATTCTTTTTCTTTAACAGTTACATCATAACCGTTACTTTTCTTAAAAGAATCTAAATCAAATTTTTTATTTGCTGTATTTGTTTCAGTTGTTTTTTTAGGTGCTTTTTTTGCCATTTTATTTTTATTTAATTTACAATGTTATTTTTTTTTGGTAAAAAAAAATAAGTGGAAATATTTCCACTTATTTTTAATACCTAATTTAATGATTAGAATGGTAAATCATCTTCATCATCGTCAGCACCAACAGTTGCTGGTGTTGAAACAGCGGTGTCATCAGTTGTCAAGTTTGAACTTGATGAACCCATTGTCAATTCACTTTCCAAATCATCCGTAGATGTATCGGTTTGTGAATCATTATCATCAGACAATGTGTCTTTATCAACCCAACATTCCTTAACTTTATCCCAAGCTGGAACACCACCACGAACAACGATTTCCAAATAATCATATGATTTAACCGCATAGATACCGTCTCTCCATGTTCTAGTATCACCTAACCATGCTTTAGCTTTTGATTCATCTTCTGACAATGGACTCTTATCTAATTGGATAATTGATTGTACCACTGGTGAACCATTTGAATTTCTTGCGATGTTAATTTGTAGGTCACGACCTTCATTCTCATCAGCAATATCATGTTTAACAGCTTTATAGATACCGACAATCTTATCGAAAGTACCTGTTTTTTGCCAGTTATCGGCAAATCTCCAGAATTTCACACCCTCATTCTCTTTGTCCCTATCAATTACTTTTACAACGTAGAATTTACGTACATTGAATTTTTTTGCAAGCTCTTTACTCTCTTCAGTACCTTCTGCTCTCAAGGCGTTTCTTGTCTCACAGAAAGGACAATCTTTACCTTCTTCTTTATCAAGACATGGGAATGTCTTCCACTGACCATCAAGTTTATACTTGTGACCGTACATCTCAACAAATGGGGTTGCTTGACCTTCAGCAGCTGGAAGGATTCTAATTGTTTTAGTACCTTCAGTAACACCTTCAGGTAGATAAGTGCTGAAATAATTACTTACATCGTAAGTTTTTGCTTGGAAATTTGAATTACTACCAGCTTCCTTGTACTGGTTTAAAATTGCATCTAATGGATTACTCATGTTTTTAAAAATTTAATGTTAAAAATTATTATTATTTATTATGTTATATATGTAGTCGTATAACACACATTGCAAATGTACCACAAAATTGCTCTGGTGTCAACAGTTATGTTAAAAAAAATGTATTAATCTATGTCTTCCTCTTCAAAATCACCAAAACTATCTCTAATATCTGGTTCTGAAAAGTCATCAACATCGGCTTTGGTTAGAACATACTCTTTTGGTTTTTCTTCACCCATATCACTTTTTGATGAGCCAACAGTAGTTACTTTATCAGCATTATCTGACCAAAAATCACTCAACTTAATATTATATGGGAATGAATCCAATGAACGCATTTCAATTTTCTCAGTCGGTGTTGGATTACGTTTTTCTATTTCAGCACTAATAGTTTTCAATTCATTATCCAATGAATCGATTTTCTTACCCATTTGGGTCATTGAATTTACTTGACTGGCCAATTTGTTGAAATTATCTATTAATTCCGCCATTTTAGTGCTATTCTCTTCAGATGAAGCTTTAAGCTCATTTGATGTATTAACTAAATCAGTAACATCAACCTCAACTTCATCACCACCCATATCGTCCATAGGTTCTTCTTCACCAAAAGCACCTTCTTCACCACCCATATCGTCCATAGGTTCTTCTTCACCAAAAGCACCTTCTTCACCACCCATATCATCCATAGGTTCTTCTTCACCACCCATATCATCCATAGGTTCTTCCTCTGGGTTTTCAGCATCATCTGCTGGTGGTAACTCAGACTCTAAGTCTTTAAGTTCATCATCAAGTTCAGATTCTTCATCTTCAGCTTCATTAACACCATAAAAAGAGTATTCTGAAATTTGCATGAATCGTTTTGACTCTTCCGTAATAAGTTTATCTATGTTAAGTTTTTTCATATCAAGTAAGTAATTGTCTTCCGTCTTGTGTTATTACTTTTTTATTCATAATCTCAACCAAACTCTTGTCATTCTTGATTATACAAACATCATCTTTACATTCGATGGTTGGTTTTTCTTGATTTTCATTTTGAGCTAAAAATTCATCAAGCTCGGTAAATAGTTTTTGTTTTTTATTTTCCATAACAATTAAATTTAATAGATGTTATAATAGTAAATATCTGAAAATGACTAAAAAACTCGTTTTATTTCATTAATAATGAGTTCATTTTCAAATGATGTTATGAACTTATTCTGATATTCGGACCAATCAATTTTAAATGAGCTGTGGTCAATATTACCTGTAATATCAGAATTAAGCGTCTCAATCAAACGATTGAGTCCATTTATTGTGTAAAGACAATCACCCTTTTTATGTACAATTAATGAGTTTGTAAAATCCTTACTTAGATTTAATTTCTCATTATTTGAAACTGAATATCTGAAGGTCATTATATAATGTTCTGGGTTGTCAACATTAAGGTATTTGAAAATGTGTTTTTGTTTAATATCAAATCTACCCTCCATAAAACCATAAAACCATTCAAGCTTGTCTATTTCAACAAATGTGGCTATGATTATTTGTTTATCACTCATCGTTAATTATAGAATATAGATATGGTATATATTTGTAATCATTTTCATACATACTCATATAGTCTTTATATTCTATAATTATCTCGTTACCATGCAGAAAGACGTCTGATAAATTTTTTATTTTGGATATTATTTTTTCTCGGTCATCACCAATGAATTCATAGAACATTATATTGATTCCCAATATGAATCCTTTAGTATAGATATATATCATATCCTTATGATGGAAGGTAATTATTTTATCGTCCTTTTTCTCTATCTTATCAAACATTTTCTGATGTTTATCTTCGGACATGAGTAATGGGTCG